TCGGCGATTGCAGACTTTACTCCATCGATAAGAAGCTTTCCAGCATAGGCGGCCGCAGCCGCTCCAGCTAATGCGAAAGCTGCTCCAGCCTTCTTAGCGAAGTCCCCTACCTTAGATCCGAATCCCTCGACTTCATTTTGTGCGCCTTTGACGCCCTTCTTTAACTCGTCGAAATCGGCGTCAAAAGTAATCTTTATCTTTGGAATGCCCGCCATTACTTTAGCCTCAATTCGTTAGCGATCTGCTGAACCATAAGCGCGTATTCTCGCGCAACGATCGGAACGTAGAAATCGACCGCTGGAGCGATCCAGTAGCCGCGCTTATTGTAAGGAGTCTTAAATCTGTTGGTAAATGTTCGGCCGATTGAGTCAACGCCGCCATGCGATCCGTACTCTGTTCCCCAGAGCAGCGCGCCAGCTGGCGCAGCTTGTCGACGAACCTTTGCGCCTTTACCGCTTTTAGAAGCTTCTCCGCCATAAGGACGACCGACCTTCTTAGGGCCACCGATGTCAACGCGAATAAGACGATCGCGTGGAGACTTGATCGTCTGGACGACTAACTTCGTCTGTGGAGCTGGAGCAGACAGTCCGCTCATCATGAGCTGGCCCGCTAATCTCTTAGACATAGGCTGGGCGCGATCTCGAACTAGCTGTTGATACTCCGCGGGAAATGATCCCAGAAGTCCAAGAAGATTCTTAAACTCGTAAGGATCGACAGTAATGGCATAAGTGCCGCGGCCTTTAGTGTCTGCCATTCTGCCTCTCCAAGATCTCTATAGCTGTAAGTAAATCTTCCGCCGTCTGCCATTCGCTCATCGGAATCTGGGTCGCTATTGCGACTTCGATCCGTATTCGATTTAAGCTTCCGACGGCCCAGCTTTTGGGTCTGTCTTCTTGCTAGTAATTCCTTCTACAGTCTCTACCCAGATCTCGAAAGGCTTTACAGGATTCCCAGCTGCTTCGCGCTTCATAGCGTGATAAGCCAAGAATGTAAGCCCTTCGAGTCCGAGTTTAGATTCTGCTTCGTTTACTGTCGCGTTAAACTTTCGTTCCCACTTAACCCATTCTGGGACAGCCGCTACATAAGTAACGACGTCTCCCGATAGGTATTGGACTTCTAGTTCTAGCTTCATGTTTTGCTCCCGATTCTATTTTTAGCTAAATGTCTCTGTAGGTGTTCCGATAACTGTAAAGCTCATGCTAACAGTCTGAGCGTCTGGCGATGATCCGCCCACGCTTGGAAATAGTGGCAGAACATTAAACGCGAAAACTGCGCCTGTTACAGCTGTAAGCGATACCGCTAGAGCTGTGTTAGGTGCTGATTCCGCAGCTGACCAGAGAGCTTCGCAGAGTGAATCTGTTGCGCCCCAGTCTGCAAGCATCTCGACATCGAACGTCCACTGTGAATCGATCGACTTATAAGCCTTCGAGTAAAGTGTGTCGTAAGTTTCGATAGTGACATCGCATGAAAGCGTTGCGCTTGTCGCTTGCTCGTCGTAGTTCTTAGTCGCGATCGTCATAGCGAGATCGCGTCCAGTAATGACGGTCGTGGCCATTGTTTCTCCTTAGTTTGTTTGTGTGTAATAGGTCGAAAGCTGAATCTCGCCCGCGAGAATCTCTGACGCGCCTATCGTTAACGGAATCGGATTCGATACGTCTCCGACTTCATACCCTGACGGAACGGCCGCCAGAATGCTAATTACGAGCTTCTCCCAATTATCGAGTGCGCTCTGATTGTCGTAGATCGCTACGCCTACGCTTACTACTAGATTTACTTTTAGCTTTACGTTCGACTTACCTAAGAACGTAGGCTGAAGATACGGAACGCTGGGAGTAACCGCTGCGAACGGAACGATGGGAGCTTCTGGAACGGAGTCGTAAGTATTAGCCGCTACACCTTGGATCGCTGTCTTTAGTGGAGTGCGAACGCTTGTTAGAATCGAAGAAGCTGGCATTAGCTGACCATCGTGTCGACATCGATGTAATTACCGAGAAGCCCGATAACTCGATTTAGCAAGCTACGGCCCATTCGATACGGAGAACTCTGGAAGTCCAGACCTTCGATCTGACCGCCCGCGGCTGTTCGTGATTGGAAAACTTCGATAGATACGGCGTAGATAGCGGACTCGATCGATGAGTTTCCGACGTAAAGAGTCGCAGCTGAATAACCGCTAAGAGTGGCCGTGCCGTTTGGAATAATCTGGCGACGAGTAACGTCTGCGCTCGTAAGAGCTGCGGAGAACGAACTGTCTGTAACTACTGTAAGAGTGTGAGTTGCTGTAAATGGAGCTGGAAGACCAGTTACGACGATCGATTGTCCGACGACGAAAGTGTGGACGCGTCGAGTGTAGAAGATCGCTACGTTATCTTTTAATTCGTACTCGATTACAGCTGTCGAGTTCTGAATAAGCAGCGGGAGAATCGCTTGCTCGGCTGTGTCAATAATGTCGTTTAAGTAATTATCGTCGTAGAGAGAAGAACTAACGCCTAGGACGGACCGCAGCTGTGAAGCTGTAATGATGGCTGGCATTAGCTCTTCCCTTCTACTACTCGCCTAGCTCGGGAGCGAACTAGGCGATGATTGACTGTTGGCGATTAAGCCTTGTTATTGTGGAACGCGCCAGCTGCGATCTTGGTCGCGAGTGCGCCATAACCGTAGTAGCCGACTGTGATCTGGCCAGAAGCGATTACGTCCGCGCGTAGGCGGAAAGTAGGTCCTTCGTACCATGTGAAAGCGTCTGGGTTAACGATCAACATAGAACCGTCGACGTCTGTCGCTGCTAGTGATGGATCGACGTATAGATCGAGTCCCGCCACTGTCCCACGAAGCGAAGTAGGCGTAGCCGATCCCGCTTGGTTCATAGGATTAGTTACTGTTGAATAAATTGGACGCCCAGCGTCGTTTAGTGTCATCGCGTTGCTCCACTGGCCTGTGCCCATGATGATGTTACGAGCGAATCCATTAGGAAGTCCAGCTGTAGCATTGTAAACAGAAGCAGCACCGCGAGCTACAAAGCCGAGAAGCTCGGCAGCTGTTGGATAAGTTGCTGTAGTTGTTGCGTCGCCTGTAGCTGTTGAGTAGATAAGGCCAGAGACATAAGCATTCTCGGCCTTAGCCTTCGCTGCTGCCATGTTACGGATTAGCTCCTCGAAGAATGCTGGAGAAGTACGATCTAGCAATTCGACAGAGAAAGTCTGTTGTCCAGCGAACTTCTTTACTGGAACAGTAATAAAAGCGGAGTTCTGATCTGTGTCCGAGAACCCAGCTTCTTCGTTAGCTACTGCAACAGTAGGAACAGCTGTGATCTTAGGAATCTCGAAGCTCATGCCCGCATCTGGAAGAGTTCCGCGAGAGATTGCGTCGATAGATGGACGGATAAGTGTTGACAGTCCGTTAACTACTTCTGCCATCTGGCGAGTAGGTACTAGACCTGCGTTATCTGTTGTGTTATCTGCTGCGAGAACGTACTGGCGAGCTGAATCGTCGCCCATCGCTGCGCGAATTGTGTTCTCGACATACTTAGCAGCTGTGAACTCTAAGCGTGGCTTGGTGAATGATCCGCCTACGATTGGCTTCGCTGCGGCTGTTGTTGACTGAGCAGCTTCGACCGTCTCGACGGTTTCCGCGTTTGTGACGGTGTTGTCCACTTCGTCTCCTTCTGTTGTTGGTGTTACTTCCTCTTCCACTGTGGAATCGGAGATCTCTTCGGCGACTTCTTCGCCTTCTGTTGCCGCTACTTCACTTACACGAGCAGAACGTACCGCTGGCTCTGTAACTAAAGCGACGCCAGTTAATTCTCCAGCAAGAACGCGCATAGTGCCGTCCTTCTGCATGATGTAATCATCTACAGCTAACTCGATGGAGAAGCCATCGCGAAGTCCGTCCATCGCTTCGGTAAGCGCGTCCGTTCCCGCTGTAGTGTTTGTAATCTTAAAGACTGCATCGATCGAATCTTCATTTAGTGTCATGTCCATAGTTTTACCGATTGGACGAGTGCGATCGTGTTCCAAGTTTAACTTTACGGAAGCTGGAGCGATTGATCCTTTCGCGAATACGACTTTCCCAGTCGATGCGTTAGCAGCTTCCTCGAATGCGACGATGCGCCCGCTAATAGTGCGCGAGTTAGAATCGGCCGCTGTGATGTTCATTGGTGTAGTGATTTTCATAGAAGTAGATCCTCTTCTTCTCGTATTTCCTCGATCGACATAGCACCGATTCGATTTAGTATTTCGTAAACTTGGGCGCGTTCCATTGGATTACCGCGTAAGAAGTCATCAAGATCAAACTTAACTTCTTGTCCCAGTGGAGTAAAATCACTAAGGCTCATTCGTTGCTCGATGCAAGTCATAAGCGGACGAAGTGAATAATCTACTAACGAACGACGTTCGCTAACTGCATTCGAGTAAGTAAAGCTATTAGGTTCTGCACTTGCAAAATAAGCGGGTAAGCCCGCGGCTCTGCAGAGTTCTAAAGCCAGGTATCCCCGGGCTTCGTTGAGCTGTAAGTTTTTAGGATCGTATCCGACAGTCTCGATAGATACGTCACCGTTTAAGAATGTGACAGCTTTAGAAGTGCGATTCTTAAATGCTGCAACTAACGCAGCTACACGATCTTTAGGAAGTGCTACGCCAGAGTTCTTTAAGATCGTCTGTGGATTAGGATTTATCGCGAAGTCGTAAGCTGTTTTTTCTAACGCCGAAGCTGCGCGGATAGTGCGGCCAGCGCGATTTAAGATTCCTTCATCGAGTCCAGTAAAGACGACTAATTCGCTCGGATCAATGTAAAGGCCATCGACTGCATAAGCGTCGATCTCTGTTCCGTTGCCGTTAGTCTGAACAGTTACGCGAAGAGGATCGATTCTTTCCATCGCCTGAATGCGACCAGTGTCGGCGTAACGTTGCATTACACGCGCGTATCCGTAACCATAGAACAGAATGTCCTCGGCTAACCATGACCAGAATGCAGAGCCAGCGATTCGCGGATCTGGCTGATTGATGACGCGCGGCTGTTGCACTCTTTCGCCTGTTGCGATGTTGCGAGTGTGCATCTCAAAAGATCCAAGAGTCGTGCAGATAATGTTACGCGCGCGAGCTAGAGCTGGAACGCCCATCGCTTCCGTACGAGTAGCGGTCTGATTACCCATAATGTAATAGCCGCCGAGAGAGTTAAGAGTGTTTACAGGATAAAGAGACTCCGCAGCTTCGATACTGATAGAAGCTTCTGGGGACGCAGCTTTAACCGTCGGAACAAATAGATCGAGTAATCCCATGCCACAATTCTAGAGAAGCCTTTACATCTATCCGACCATGATGTCAAGATCCATCGGCGGGCGTGTCGCGTAATGTGTGACGAGTGCAGTCGCAACCGTCGCGCAGACAGTCGACTGTGAAGCTCTCCGCCCGATAGTCCAGCCACCATCTCCGAACGGAAGTCTCGCAGCTGATAAGATCTGCTTGGAGAGTTCTGTCTGTTTCGGGTCGTGTCGTAATCTCTTCGATGTAATCGCTCCTAACAATTCGTCGCAAGCTTGGCCATACAGTGCGCCGTCGATGTCTGAGATCGGAATCCCAGCGGGAACTAATCTCGCAGCTATAGCCGACGCCGTTCTCTTAGAATAAGCCACTGTCTCGACTGGATACTGTTTGACATAGGGAGCGATGTCGTTCGCGATTGCTTTATCGTCAAGGTTTATCGGATTATGCCAAGTGTGTAAGAGCTTCACGAAGAATCGCTCATCGTCGATCTGTTGAGCAGCTACTAACGCAGCGTCGCGACGATTAGGACTTACATCGATGCCCAGCCAAGTCGTCTTCTCTGGATCAAGCTCTAAGCCTTCTTCTCCGCATTGATTCCACTCTTCGGCTGGAATAGCTGCCGAGATCGTAGCAACCCAGCGACATAGGACTTCCGTCTTTACGACATCTGGCGGATCGTTAAGAACGGCCCGAATGTTATCGATGTGGACAGTGTGGCCAAGTGCTGGATTAGCCATCGCCGCACCTTTCCAGAATGCGGGAGTGTCGTCGATCTTTTCGTAGTTCGATGACCATTCATAGTAAGCGATGTCGTCGCCTTTAGCTGCGCTCATTCCGCGCTCGCGTAGTGCGTTAAGAACTAGGCTGTGTTGGTCTCCTGCGTTACTGAGTGTCCACAGCTGCGGATTCTTAGCCGCCATCATCGTGTAGCGCAGAGAAGCCCACGTCGACTCGTCTTTGAGTTCGCGGGTCTCGTCCACGAAGACGGTCTCGGGCTTGGAGATACCGCGAGCAGCTGAACCGCCAGCTTTGACCATGTACCGACCGCCGCCGAACTCGGATTTAAGCTCGATCTCTTCTGATCCATGCGCCCAACGGATTCGCTTGACTTGTCTGGCCAGATGTTCGTTCTCTTCGATCATGTTAACGATGTCTCGGAATGTCTCCAGCGATGTCGTAAGTCGATGGGCTGTTCCGATCTGGAGTCCGTTCTCCCATAAGAACAGACCAGCCAAGGCCCGAACTTTCATAAGCGTAGTCTTACCCTGTTGACGAGCTACGACGACGCAGACCAGCGGGCTGTGCCATCTTCCATCTGGCTTCACGCGATGAGCTTCCATGGCGACGAACTTCTGCCAAGGTAGAAGCGGAAGCTTGATACTTTCCGCGAAATCGATCAATTCTTGGCCGCGTGACGGTAGATCCACGAGTTTAGAGTGGATTCTTGGAGTCGGAGAGCCTAAATACAGTCCTGTAGTTCTCTCGGTAGCCGATGTGAGCCGATCTGAGACCATTTGAGCCGTCTCTGTACCTTTCGAGTCTTCTGCGTGGCTATTCATGCTTTATCGAGTCGTTTGGTGGTGAAAGAAGACCTC